GGTAAAGCCACAAACAGAATCATCTGGTTGTTGAAATAGATATACACTGAGCACCTGTTGTTGCTCTTTGTGTAACGTGCTATCGTGTAAACGTACGAGGTAATTAACATATTTTATGCTGAATCGAACCATTGTAGATACTATTAGAGAAAAGACAGAAGACGTTACCAAAGCGCAAACGTTTGCCAACGAGCTATTGCGTACCGCACAAGACCGATACGGAGAACGAAACATCGTTATCAAAGGCGCAGAGGGTGAAGCTGAAACTACTGAATCCGAAGCGTGGGGTAACCTACTAGCACGCCCAATGTTTGCCGACGACTACCGCGACGCGCTCAAGCTGGTACACCCAGACGTATTCACTGCCTTTCAAAAGCAAAACGAAGCGGCTGAGGATCTAACAAAATACGTCAACACTGAGGTCGGAGTAGATATGAACCGTATGCGCATCACTGACTACCTGACTATGACCGAGCAGATGTTTCAAATGTTAACAGAGGAAGGAGAAGCTAAAAAATAGTCTTTATGTTTGGAATGAATCCATTTGCTAGAAAAGAACAGCCGGTACGACTCAACCGTCACGGGCGCAGGCGCGACGCTGCTATGACTAGGAAGTCACCGATGACGCGAGCTAAAGCGAAGTGGCAAAAGATGTGCGAACGGCAAGCTATTGTCCGGCGCAATGGACTGGAGTTTAGACTTAACAAAGTGCGAGAGGCTACTCGGAAACGAAACGGTCGCTGCAATAACCCACGATTTAACTAGTATGGGTCAACTGCAACCAGCACCACGGTTCTGTGGCGAGTGCGGTATGAACCTCAACGCATTCATAAAACACGAGGGGTTCTGTACCCTAACTGGGAATAAACTGTATCGAACATACTACGAGTGCCCAGAGTATTCATTAATAGAGAAGGAATACGAAGATAGACTTGAAGAGTCCAGAGGATTCTTTGCTCGCATTCAGCCGTATCCATTCAGGTATAATCCGCACCACCGGAGCTACGGAAACAAGACACCAGTAAAATAATCTATGAAAAAAATCACTCCATACGACAAGAACGCTAAAATCCACACCGACGAGCAGCTCGAGCTCTTGGCTAAGGTAGTAGCTGAGGTGGGCTGGCGACAGTCTATCGAAGTAAACATGGAGGGGGTTATAGTAGCCGGTCACGGTCGCTATATGGCGTGGGAGAAGTTTGGTAACGATATGGATCTACCTGAGCCGTGGATTATAGACGGCGAGGGAAATACTATCCAAGGAGAGCACGCAAAGTTTGCGCTCACCTCAGAGCAAGAGGAGATGTGGCGCTTGGCTGACAATCAGATAAACGCGCTCACCGGGGTCGACCTAAAAATAGTTATTCCGCTGCTAGAAAACATGGAGCTACCAATGCTCAACCTGACCGGTTTCGACCTGGACCTATTGCAAAAGCCTGAGCCGGAGGCGGATAACGTCCCAGATACCCCTGATACGGCAAAAACCGTAGCAGGTGACGTTTATAGCCTCGGGGAGCGACATCGGCTCGTTTGTGGCGATGCGACCATCCTAGAGGACATGGAGGTACTGATGAACGGGTACAAAGCTGATATGTGGCTTACTGACCCACCGTACAACCTCGACTATATCGGGAAGACTAAGAACGCGCTCAAAATTGAGAACGATAAAAAGGAAGACGGAGACTTCCGACAGTTCCTGACCGACAGCTATACCGCAGCCGACGCTTTCATGAAGCCCGGCGCAGTATTCTATATCTGGCACGCAGACTCAGAGGGGTATAACTTCCGAGGGGCAGCGCACGAGATTGGCTGGCAGATACGTCAGTGTTTGATTTGGAATAAGAACGCTATGGTTATGGGGCGACAGGATTACCACTGGAAGCATGAACCGTGTCTATACGGCTGGAAAGAGGGAACGCACCTCTGGGCGTCTGACCGTACGCAAACCACTATCCTAGAGTTCGATCGACCCTCGCGGGCGGAGAAGCACCCAACCATGAAGCCAGTAGATCTACTGGTGTACCAAATGACCAACAACACCAAAGGAGAGGACATCGTATTGGACTCGTTCCTGGGAAGCGGTAGCACGATGATAGCAGCCGAGAAATGCGGTCGGGTATGTTTTGGACTGGAGCTAGACCCTAAGTACTGCGACGTTATCGTACAGCGCTATGTAGACTACCGTCACGAGAAAGGTGAGCCTGTAGAGATTTATAAGAATGGTGTAATAGATAACTCATGGACTCCGACAACGTAAAAACAAACCTAGAGATTGGGAAAGTATATGGCAAGCGTATTATTATGGGCTTGTATAACGGCACTACTAAATACGGCACGGCATCAGTTATGGTTCAGTATTTATTTACTGGTGAGTCAGCTGAATGTGACTGGCTGACCTGTACCGAGCAGACATTTAAAAAAGCGATAACAAACTAGATATGGCAGCAAAAAAGAAAGCAGACAAAGAGGTAGTACCGTATACACAGATGACGCCGGTACACGTGGTCAGGCAGTACATTTACCAGTCCACTACTATCTGGGTAGAGATAAACTTTGACCAAGGGACAGTGGCGCTAGTAGAGCGTGTGGGTGTAGGTAAAAATACAACCTATGTTCCTAAGAAGTGGGTATTCGCAAACCGAGAGCTAGAGTATATGGGAGGGTGGCATCAGATACTAGACGCTATGAAGTTCGCAGTAGACGAAGCCACCAAGGAGCTGGAAGCGTACAACGCAATGATTAACGCCCGGGACTGTTTCTAGCGATGTATAACGACCTGATCAAAGCTATACTGTTTGCAGTGTTCCTGAGCTTCGTAGCTGGGGCAGCACTACATGCAGCTATAGAGATGTTTAAGAAAGCAGCTCAAGCTATTGGACTTTGAGAGGGGGAGAGAGTTAGCGTGGTAGAGATACCGAGGCGCACCGTATGCCGGTATTCACTTACAGGTGTCACAGGTACATAAATTAGCGGGGAGTTGAGAACCTCGTGTCTATCGTAACCCTATCGGGTTGCAACGCTTTATACGGGGACTGAGACACTAGCTAGTCTTGAAACCGTATAACCTCTATCCCTCTCACAGTGTAATCGTGTAGAATAGAAGCTATGCAAAAGACCAGACAGTCGTTACCCAAACACGCGAACCGCCGGAACGGCGTGGAGACCATTGTGTATGCGTACGAAATAGACGACGCCAACTTTGGTTTACTCCGGGTATTGTATACAGCTAACGGGTGGTGGAAAGATAAAGAAAAACTACTCAGGCTGATAGACGCCTATAAGATCAACGCAGATGACTCACAGGCTTGTTTTTACGCGGGAATCAAACGTTCCCGGCTAGATTACTTTATAGATCTACACCCTGAGTTTTTGGAAATAAGAGCCGCTTGCCGAGGGAATCTAAAGTTTGTGGCTAAGAACACTATCGCAAAAGAAATCAAAACAAACGCTTCTGCAGCCTTTGCCTATTTGAAACATGAAGAAGATAAAGAGAAGCGACAAGCAGAGGAAGCTAAGAAGCGACAGAGAGAAGAAGAAGGAGAGCCAGCCAACGAGATTGTATTCGTAGACTTCTCCGACCCAGCCAATGCATTACCAGCCGGTAAAGAAAACGACGATGCAAAGAGTGAATAAACATTACGAGCCGCTGTTCCGTACTCCTCCTGGGGTTCGATACTATATCCACATGGGCGGACGTGGTGCAGGACGTTCTACTACCGGCTCACAGTTTGGTCTGGGACGCCTGCGTGATACAACGCGGTACTTCCGGTGCGCCATCATGCGGTACGTTCTAGGTGATATTAAAAACAGTATCTACCAAGACATCGCCGACCGCATAGAGGAGCAGGACTTGGAGGAGTATATCGACTCGTCTGAGCACGGGTTATATTTCAAATACAAACGCAATACCATCAAGGGCATTGGTTTCAAGAAGTCATCGGGTGATCAGAAGTCTAAGCTCAAGTCTCTAGCTAACTACAATTGCGTCATCATCGAAGAGGCGGACGAGGTGGGAGAGGAGGACTTCATACAGCTCGATGACTCGTTGCGTAAAGCGAACGCGGACATCATCGTGGTACTGCAGCTCAACCCGCCGGACAAGAACCACTGGATTATCAAGCGATGGTTCAATCTAGTAGACAGTGGAGTGCCTGGCTTTTATAAGGCTGTACCAAAGCTGGGTCTGACTGATTCTATTGCCGTGTGTACTACCTACCGGGAAAACATAGCGAACATCAACCCTAGCTCGGTGGCTAACTACGAACGGTACAAGGAGACAAAGCCTGAGTACTACTACAACTCTATTTGCGGGTATGTGTCCGAGGGACTGATGGGACGTATATTCAAGAACTGGAAACCTATTAGCGACGAGGAGTTCTATGCACTTCCCTACCCCTCTATCTACGCATTAGACTTCGGGTTCTCAAACGACCCGAGTGCCTTGGTAGAAATCAAATACCACAACAACGACGTATGGGTGCGCGAGCTGATATACCAGAAGGGACTTACTAACCCGCTACTGAGCCAGAAGTTCGAAGACCTGGGACTGTCATACGACGACGTTATATACGCCGACAGCGCCGAGCCAAAGAGTATCCAAGAGCTATGCGACCTGGGCTGGTTCGTAGAGCCTGCTGAGAAAGGTCCAGATAGTATTATCGCCGGTATCAATATGCTCCTAGAGAAGCGCGTACACTACACCGAGGGCAGTACCAACATCGCCTTCGAGCACGAGAACTACAAATGGCGGTTGGATAAAAACAAAGAGCATACTAACAAGGCAGAGGATAAACATAACCACGGTATGGACGCTATACGGTACGGGGTATTTACTGACAGCCGTACAGAGTTCGTAGGGTTTGCAGGTTCGTAATCGTGTTACAATTCGCGTATGAGTATCTTTAAAGATATAGCCGGGCTTATTAGAGGGAAATCACAAGGCGGTTTTATCGTCGGGGGTTTGCCAGCCAACGGCTCTAGCTGGAACGGGAAGGACTTTTTAAGTGCCGCTGATATTTCTCTATACACCGACAAGGCTGTGATGAAACGCCGGGAGAAGGTGGGGGAGATTCAATGGGTAGTAAAGGACGATAGAACAGGCGACACTATAGAAGATCACGATATATTGCGTATCCTGAACCATCCAAACGACCACTTCGACGGTTTCAAGTTTTGGTCTATGTGGCAGGGTTACTACGATTACATTGGAGAAGCGTACATCGTCATTGAAATGGGTGAGCGTGAAATCTTTGAGCCTAAAAATATGCAAGCGCTACACAGCCTAGTACCTACCAAGGTTACTACCAAGTGGAACGTAGACGGCACTGTATCAGCGTACGAGTATCAAACACGTACTAGGAAACTACACTTCCTACCTGAGCAGGTTATTCGCGTTATCAACCCAGACCTGAAGAACCCGATGGTCGGACGCTCTTTGATTAAGTCCGGGGTGCAGTCCATTCAAACGGAGATTCAGATTGGTGCGTACCACGCACGCGTACTAGAGAACGGTGGAAAGGTAGAGGGTGTATTCAAATTCAAGACTCCCCGCCTGCAGCAACACCAGCTCAAAGCACTGAAGGACGACTACGAGAAGGAGTACGCCGACGCACGTAAGTCGGGTATGCCTCTATTCCTAGGTGGAGACAGTGAGTACCAACGTACTGGGCTGTCACCTGACGAGCTATCGTTCCTAGAAGCGAAGTCAATGACACTCAAAGACATCGAGATTATGACTGGAGTACCCCAGGCGCTGCTTGGAAGTATGGACGGTTTGCAGTACTCAAATGCGGAAACATCACACCGTATCTTTTTGCGTGAGACTATCAAGCCATTGCTACGAAACCTAGCCGGTGGACTGGACAAGGTGCTACTACCAGAGGGACTGACATTAACGTTCGTAGATCCAACCCCTGAGAACGTAGAGGAGAAGATTAAAGTGATTGAGTCGGGTGTCAAGAACTACCTGATTACTCCAAACGAGGGGCGACGTATGCTCGCAGCTTTGATTGGTGAGGAGCTACCTGACGTACCTGACGGCAACAGTATCCTCGTACCGTTCAACATGATCCCGCTGGGTGACGCTTCTGTTGCGTCTAGAGAGAGCGACAGTGCGGAGAAAACGAGTAAAAAAAAAGATAACACTGAGGAGGTAGCACATCCGCTTCGCGACCCAGACGTTCGAAAGGTGTACGGGAATATGATGGAGAAGCGTATGGACAACCGGGAGATTCCGTACAAGCGTGTGACAAAGCAGTATTTCAACGCGCAGCGTGACCGGCTCATCGCTCGGTTAGACCCTACCAAGGCGCACGTGTTTAGAAAGGAGGGCATATTAGACGATAACTTCTCTATCGATGTAGAGGTGCAGCTGGGTATGGACGCGTTCCTACCGCTCGTCAAAGAGCTGGTTATCGCAGCCGGGGTAGACGCACTGGAGCTAGTAGGGTCAGAGGACGACTTCAATGTGTCGGCTAACGTCACCTCTTGGATGGAGAAGCGTACCGGAGTATTCCTGAATAGTATCAATGAGACAACGTACAAGAAGCTCACGGAGCAGTTTGCGGAAAGCCTAGCAGAAGGTGAGGGGCGCAAGGCGTTGATTAAACGAATCGAGCAAACGTACAAGGACATCAGCCTAGCACGTGCCACTACTATCGCCCGGACAGAGGTACATGCAGCTACACAATTTGGTACTAACCAAGCGTACAAGCAGGCAGCTGTACCGATCAAGATATGGGTAGCTGTTGGGGATATCCACACCCGACATTCTCACTCAGTTATCGATGGGCAGGAGCGACCGCTGAACTCGCCGTTCTCTAACGGTTTGATGTACCCGGGGGACGAAGCTGGTGACGCCGGGGAGGTTATCAATTGCCGATGCTCTATATAGCTCGGTTTAGTATGTTACAATTTATTTATTAAAGCCTATGAAACATAAAATCAAACTCAACGGTCAAATAGTCGAAGTCAATGAAGGTGAAAAGGTTGTGGCTTCATTTGGCGTTGCTGTTAAGGCGGTAGATAAAGAAAACTACAAGCTGACTATGATTTGTAGTACTGAGGATATTGACCGGCACGGGGATACCGTACTGCAATCAGGGTGGGATCTAAAGCACTTTAAGAAGAACCCTGTTATCCTAAACAGCCACAACTACTTTGACGCTACCGAGGTGATTGCCAAGGCATCGAAGCCGCGTATCGAGGGTACTGGTAAAAAAGCGAAGCTGGTAATGGACTGGGAGTTTGCCGTTGAGGAGAACCCCAAAGCTAAAATCATCTTTGATTTATACGCAGGTGGATTTCTACACGCATCGTCTGTTGGTTTCATTCCTAAGAAGTTCGGGGAGCGAGAGGGCGGAGGGCGTGACTGGTTCACCGTAGTAGAAGCGGAACTGCTCGAAGTATCAGCGGTATCAGTACCAGCCAACGCTGCAGCTACGTTAGCGAAAAGTATCGGTGCAAACCTAAAGGACGTCACAGAAGCTATTGGTATCGAGGACGAGTCAGTAGACGAACCTGAGGAGGTAGAAGAAGACACACCTGAAGAAGTAGAAGACGAAGCTGTAGAGGAAGAGTCAGAAGAAGAAGAGGTTGAGGTAGATCCAGAGGAACAGGAGGCGGAGCTACCGGCAGAGCCAGCTGAGAAGAAGGTGAAACCGTTGTCGCATAACCGGAAAGTATTAAACGCTATCCACAACCTAGAGAGCCAAAAGGCTAAAGGGCTGA